TTGGGAAGAACTTGAAGTATTCAAGAACAATAATAACGAAACTGTAATGATTAGTAGAGGACCTGCAAGAGGTAGAGCTGGTCAAGATGCTAATGCTTCTAATAATTATTGGAGATACCCTGGTTCGTTTGCATTTTCTGAAGACGATCAACGAATTGTAATTGGTCCTGCAATGGTACCACAAATCTTGATACCAAGACGCGATGCTATGGGTAATCTATTTCATGTATTCTTTAGTCAAGAGACTATTAGAGAAATTGCTGAGAAGTTCATGAAGGAACAGAAGCTCCACAATACAGATGTAAATCATAACGACGAAGTAGTGCAAGAGAATACACTACTCGAATCTTGGTTGGTAGAAGATCCTAAAAAAGATAAATCAAGTTTATATGGATTTGATGTACCAAAAGGTACTTGGATGACAAGCTACAAGATAAATAATTCAGAAACGTGGAAGAAGATCAAAAACGGCGAACTGAATGGTTTTAGTATTGCTGGAAACTTCCTTGAAAAAGCAATCAAGAACTAATGAACGAAATCAAAGATACTACAGCAAATATAGTAACTATAGCAGGATCAGGTGCTGCTATCATGAACTGGAATGAATGGCTAACCTTGGGTCTAATAGTCTCAGGTATTATTCTAAATATCGTGAGAATTCATGCCATTAGAAGCAAGAAGAAGGACCAGTCCGAAAACTAGATCCTTCTCTCTCCTGCATAAACCTGAAAGTTATATGCTAATCATGCAAATTTGTTTCAAACTTTTTTCGATTAGTAGCTATTTTCAATGTGGTCTACTAGATCAGCAAAGGAATAGAACTCCTCTTTTACTAACACAGCACCATCTACAACTTGACTAACTACGTAAAAGTCAGGTTGGAATGAGATACGAATACCCATACCTTCTTCTTCGTCAGATTCGATACATAGCATGTTGTTATCCAACTGCGATATGGTAACAAGTCCAACATTTTCGTCAAAATAGGTTTTGACTTGGTCGATTTGATTTTGCATTTCCATCATTTGTTTTGCCTTTATCATTATTATAGTACTAATATAAACAATTTCTACGACATAAAAAAATCTGAGAGCACTTTTTTTCAACTTTTGTCCATTTTTCAATCCCGTATATTTCTATATGTTACGTAACCTAAACAAAACTATTTCATTATGAATGTAAACGAAGCAATCACAAAGCTCAGAGTATTACTTGGAGCTGAGACTGAAGAAGTAGTGGAAATCCAAAACGACGAGCACGTAGACGAGAAAACTGAAGTCAAAATGGCTGAAGCTACTCTTGTAGACGGAACGGAAGTTTACACTGAAGGCGAGCTAGAACCAGGAGCAATCCTATTCGTTAGAGCTGGTGAAGGTGTATCTGAAGATCCATTCGCGCCGGCTGGGTTGCATGAAACTACAGAAGGTTTGCTAATTACAGTAGGTGAAAATGGTGAAATTACTTCGATCGAAGAAAAAGCTGAAGAGAATATCGAAGCTGAAGAAGAAATCAAAGAAGAAGTTGCAATGCAATTCAACGCTGATGAATTCATTACAGAGATCGCAGGTCTAATCAAACCATACACTGAAGAAATTAGCTCTCTAAAAGAAGAACTAAACACTCTAACTGAGCGTTTTGAGGCAATCGCGGATATGCCAGCTACTAAAAAGATTCGCAACAACTTCTCTGAAGAAGCAAAAGTTATCAAAGGTCGTGCAGAAGCACGTTTTGAAAAGCTTGTATCAATCAGAAAGAACAAATAACAAACTAAACTAAACAAACATCAATTATTATGGCATTTGATCTAACAGCCCTAACAGCATACACTGATGAGCTTTCATTAGACTTGATCGCAAAGGCAGTGTTGACCACAGACTTGATGAATGATATCGACGTTCGTTCTGGCCTTCAAGCAGGAACAGTTGCTATCAATCTAATGGACGGCGACCTAAACGTTGCTGATCTTGCATGTGGTTGGAACCCAAGCGGTGATGTAAACTTCTCTCAAGTTGACATCTCAATCGCAGACAAACAAGTAAAAATGGAACTTTGTCCAGAAGACCTACGCCAGTACTGGTTATCTCAGAGAATGAGCGCAGGAACTGCTAACGACTCAGTACCATTCGAAGAAACTATCGCTAGTTACTACGTAGAAAGAGTACGTAAATACAACGAAGGTTTCCTAATCAACGGAGACGGTACTGTAAACGGTATCAAAGCTCAAATTACTGCAGCAGCAGGTGCTAACGTACCAGCAGGTGCAGCAGCTTGGACAGTTTCTAACGCAATCGACCAAGCTCTTGACCTATTCGATTCTATCGACGAGGCAGTAAAAGACAGAGAAGATCTAATCATGATCGTTTCTCCAGCTAACTTCCAAACTCTACGTAGAGCATTAGTAGCTCAGAACTACTACCACTACGATCAAGGAGATGGTAGAACTCTAGATCTAATCGGAACTAACTGTAAAGTTGTAAAATCTTCAGGTCTTGTAGGATCTGATTACGTTGCAGCTGGTCCTGCTGGATTTATCGTTGCAGGAACTGGTCTAGAATCTGACTTCGAAACTATGAAATTCTTCTACGATGAAGGAGAAGACGTAGTAAAGTTCAGAGCAGCATGGAGACTTGGTATCGCAGTACATCAAGTAAACCTATTTGCTACTAACGATTTAGCATAATCATACTATAACCAAAGAGAGGATTTCGGTCCTCTCTTTATAAACTAAACAAAGAAAAGAAACTATGAGTTGTTCAAATATCTCAGCAGGATTTACCCTAGATTGTAATGATGCACAAGGTGGCGTTGATAAAGTTTTTATCGCAAACGGACCCGTTGAAGGCATCACAGAATCTTCAGGTAATGTAACTGCTATTACAGTGGGCGGATCTGCCCTAACTCCTAGTGATTTCTTTACCTTCGAAATGCCACGTCAAACTGGTTCATACACTGAAACTGTAGCAGTATCACAAGAAAATGGTACAGTAACATATGACCAAGCATTGACATTAGTATTCAACAAAATGGAAGCAGCAAAACGCAACCAATTGTTACTAATGGCAGAAGCTACTAATATGGTTGTAGTATTCAAGACTAACGATGAGACACCAAAGTATTTCTCAGTAGGTCTTGAGCGTGGAGCATACGTTTCAGCAGCAACAGTTACTAGTGGAACTGCATACGCAGATCGTCAAGGATATGAAATCACTATCAGCGGACTAGAAGCCGCACCTTCATACGAAATTACATCTTCTATTGTAGAAGCGTAATTCGTATTCTATATACTTGTGGCGAAAGGAGCTCTATTGGGGCTCCTTTCTTTTGTTTACAGGTATTCTATTTTCTATATTTCCTATTGTAAAAACATAATTTTGTATGACTATTATTGTAGTAAACAACGAATCTCAATTTGATTTATCATTCAACGTTGCAAATGTTGACTGTGGATTGGGAGATGCATATAAATTTAGAATGAGAAGCCAATGGGACCAAACTGATGATACCTGGGTTGGTTCTAGTAGTGGTTATTTTACAGCGACACTATTATCTACAAATGATAGATATAGTGAATTCAGAGTAACCCTAAATCCATTCTTTCAAAATTCTGTAGAACACTATAATGGTATCTATGAATACGAGTTACTTTGTGATGACGAATCAGTATTAGATTCTGGACTAATCAAAGTGGTTACAAATCCTGGAGGAACTACTGGAGATACTGCTTTTGTGAGTAACAATGAGAATTTAGAAGCAGATACATACTTCACACCAAATTACTAATAATAAACATGAGAACAATACCAGAAGGATTATATTCGGTCAAAGGTGCTAAATTTGCAGCACTTGATCTACCTAAAATCAAAGAAGTGCGTGGTAAAGAGTGGGTATTCTACGGAGAAGACAACCTATTTCCACAAAAACTAATACAACTATATGATACTAGTGCTATGCATCACACTGCTGTACAAGCTATCAAAGATGGTATTATTGGCGAAGGAATCATCGACTACGGAGACGAATACATAAACACTCACGGTGAAACCATCGATGACATCTTTGAAAAGATTTCACTAGATTATACATTATACAATAGTTATGCAGTGAATGTTATCTGGAACAAAGAGGGTTCACGTATCGCAGAGATCTATCATCTTCCATTTGCTAATGTGAGAAGTGGAAAGATGGATGAAGAAGACGAAATAGTAGAGTATTTCTATTCTTCAGACTGGTCAAATACGCGTAAATACAAACCAGTTCCATATAGAGCATTCGATCCAACTGATAACAAGAAAGAAAATGCTTCGCAAATCTATATTTGCAAGAACTATACACCAGGTAATGATTATTACCCATTACCAGCCTATGTTGGTGGTTTGAACGATATTGAACTTGATGGTAGAGTATCAAAATTCCATAACGCGAATATTTCAAACGGATTAGCACCATCGATGTTCGTTCAATTCCGAAACGGCATACCTAGCCCTGAAGAACGAAGAGATATTTATAGAGAGATTGAAGAGACTTTTAGTGGAGAAGAGAATGCAGGTAGATTCTTCTTGGCATTTAGTGAACCAGGAAAAGAATTACAAGTTACACCAATCGAAAACGCAAACGACGACTATTACCTACTTCTTGAAGAGCGTATCTCTAGTAGAATCTTGACAGCACACAGAATAACATCTCCGTTGCTTCTAGGAATCAAAGACTCTGCTGGTTTTAGTTCTAATGCAGACGAAATCAAGATTGCATACGGACACTTTGAGGGTACCGTAATACAACCTAAACGCGAAAAGATCTTGAAAAGCTTTGGTTACATGCTAAATCTTGCAGGATATAACGTCAAACTAGAAGTTCAACCTAACGAGATTCTAGTAGTTGATGAAGAAACTCAAATTGAAAATAACATAGAAGAGAATGGCATCGATAACTAATGTAAAAATTTGTGATGGTTATGATGGTCTAA